GAACTGGTGTGGCGGGCGCGGGTCCGGCTCACCGTCAAGGACCAGAACGGCAACCCGCTCGCCACCTACGTCGAAGGGTCCGTCGGTTCAGCCACCGTCCGCGCCGACTCCGCAGCGAAGGGCGACGCCCACGACAACGCCCTCAAGACCGCCGCCTCCGACGCGCTCAAGCGGTGCGCCATCAACCTGGGCACCCAGTTCGGCCTGTCCCTCTACGACGACGGCAGCACGGCCGACGTGGTCGGCCGGGTCCTGGTCGGAGACACCGGCGCACCCGAGGTGATCCCCGAGGACACGAAGGCGGCGCTGGAGTCCAGTCTCGGAGCGAAGGAGATCGAGCACCAGACGGCCACCGAGATCGCTGGAGAGGTGGCCATCCAGGAAGTGAGCCACGGGTGAAGCACACCATCCGGCGCTCCTACCTGGTGCGGAGGGTCGACACCTACACGCTGGAGTCGGCGATGGTCACCGACGCCCAGCACGCCATCGACGAGCACCGTGACGAGTTCGACAACGAGGTGATGATGTTCGGCGAACTGGTCGACGAGCAGATCGAGCTCGTCGAGTACGACGAGTTGAAGCTGGAGGTCATCGACCGTGAGTCGGCGAAGGTGATCCCGTTCAAGCCGAGAGAGGGACAGAAGTCATGAGCCAGGGAGACATCCACACCATCGAGGCCGAGATGGGGCAGGTGGTCTACGAGTCGATCCAGAAGTACACGACGCTCGACGAGCGTGGGGCACAGTCCGCCCGGTACGAGGTGGGCGTCAGCGACCTCGGGTTCTGCTCCGAACGGACCCGGCGGATGCTCGCCCAGGAGGACCCCGAGGACACCGACTGGACGCTGGCGTTCATCGGCACCGCCATCGGTGACCACCTGGAGCGGGCCGTCAAGCAGTACGGCTGGCCGAGCGCCCTGATCCAGCCCAGTGTGATGCTCCGGCTCACCTCCGACACCCACACCTACGACATCCCCGGCCACCCCGACATCGTGCTCCCCGACGGGATCCTCCTCGACGGCAAGACCAAGCGGGGCCTGTCGCTGGCCGAGCAGGCATGGAAGTCCAGCAGGCAGAACAGGTTCCAGCGCCACGGCTACGCCAAGGCGTGCCACGACGCAGGCATGTTCGACTGCCCCCTGGAGGATGTGCTGGTCGGCAACATCTACGTCGACCGTGCAGGCGACGACCGGAAGCCGCTGGTCCGGCTCGAGCCGTACGACCCGGACGTCATCTTCGAGATGACCGAATGGCTGGAGGAGGTCATCTACGACTTCACCCACAGTCAGACCTCGCGGAAGGAACCGCCTCGTGAGGTGTGCGCGGCGACCTGTGGGTTCTTCGCCACCTGCCGTGCGTTCGACACCGACGTCGAAGGGCTGCTCACCGACGAGGTGACACTGGAGGCGATCGGCCAGTACCGGCAGGGTCTGGAACTGGAGAAGGCAGGTGCCAGGTTGAAGGACCAGGCGAAGCCTGCGCTGGTCGGAACCGAAGGGTTCGCGCTGGTGAACGGCGAGCGGTTCGCGCTGCGCTGGGTCCATATCAACGAGGCTCCGGTCTCGTTCGTCCGGAAGGCGTCGGAGAAGATCGACCTCCGCAAGGTGAAGTGAGTTTGACCCCAGGGTCAAAGAGAGAGAGGACAGGAAGATGAACGACCAGGTTGCATCGGAGGCGGACGAGCTACGCGCCGCCACCAGGGAAGCGCACGAGGTGATGGGGGATCTGGCCCGCACCATGAAGCAGGCAGAGAAACTGCTGGCTGACATCGAGAGCATGATCCCGAACCTCATCTCCGTCCAGATGGACGAGGTGATCGGCGAGGCGGTGAGGATCGGGCTGGAGCACTACTCCGGTGAGATCAAGAAGGCGACCGAGTACGCCACCGACGCCGTCTACGACAGGTTCGACACGATCCTGTCGATCCTGCTGGGCACCGACGAGAAGTCGAAGCGGAAGCGGGAGACCACGATCCCGGAGATGTTGCAGGCGGGGCAGGCGATCGGACTGTTCAAGAAGGATGTCGACCTGTCGGTACTGAACCAGCCCCTCTCCAGGGAGGTGACCGACTCATGACCGGGACCACACCCAGGGGTGGGCCGGTCAAGTCTGGGCCATTCGGCGATGAGCGCATCCCAGACCCACTCGCCGCCCGCCTCGCTGCTGTCGAGGCCGAGCGTGACGACGCCGTGATGCGGGCTGCGCGATGGGAAGCCCTGGCGATGCAACACGAGCGGAACCTGATCGCGGCTGAGGCGCGACTGGCGGACGTGCGGGCGCTGGCGGAGAGCCTGGAGCGGCCCCTAGCCGGTCTGCGGCAGCGAGCGAACACGAACGAGGACTTCGCCGAGGCCGCGCTGATGGAGAGCGAGCGACGCAGCACCGCCGGTCGCCTCCGCGCCGTCCTCGACGCCCCTGCACGGGACGAGGGAACGCCCTGCGCGAAGCATCGGGCGCGTGGTGTCAACCCGGAGTGTGGCGACTGCGACCAGGCCCCTGCGCGGGACGAGAGCGAGGCGGAGGCGTGATGGCCGACACCGCCGAGAAAGACGGGACTCCCTGGCACGAGTTCACCGAGGACGTAGCCGACGGGTCCATGTGCATCTGTGGGGTTCCGGCGCTCACTCACGCCCAAGTGTTCCCGCCGCGCGACACCGCCGAAAGTGACGCGGGTCGTCCCGTGGTCATCGACATCACGGGAGGGCCGCTCAGCCCCGAGGAACGGGCGATCCACGCTAAGTACCAGAGCGATGACCCTCACGCCGACTACTACGACCCCTGCATCATTCCGCTCGAACAGAGCGAGGGGTCGTGAGCAGCCGTCACGCCGGGATCTACGGCCTTTGCGAGGAGGCTCACGTCTGCCCCACCCACGAGGGCACCGATGTCCGTTGTGGTGAGGTCTTCGACGACCCGTTCTGCGGACAGGTGTCGTGCTCCCACCCCGAACCGACCGATGAGGAAGGAACATCATGACCGAGAGAACCAACCAGCAGTCCGGCAGGTTCGACGCCACCGCCAACGAGCAGGCGTCGATGCTCGCCCAGTTCCAGCACACCTGCACCAACGGCGGGATCACCGAAGCCGCCAAGATCCGCCAGGCCGACATCCCCGGATGGGGGTTCACCGGCGGTGAGACCAAGTACCTGTGGGACCGGGTCCACTGGTCGAAGATCGCTGCCGACGAGGTCGTGATCCCCACCCCCCACTGGACCCGTGGCAAGGTCCACCGCACCGACGTGCGGATTCCCTGGGGTGTGGTGAAGAACAAGGACACCGACCGTATCGAGTTCCACCCGATCTGCCACTTCCCTGCCCACCGGTCCGGGAGGCCGGCGAACCTCGCTGCCCTGCGGGGGCTCGAGAAGGCACTGGCCCCGATCATCGCCGAGTACAAGCCGGACGTGTCGACGCTGGGTGCGGACTTCAACCGGCGGCTCACCTCGGCGCGTGAGGCGAAGCTGATCAACTCATGCGTGGAGGGACTGGGGATGCACCTGGTGGTGCCCCCGAAGGCGACGCACCTGCTGTTCACGATCGACGGATGGTGCACCACCGCCGATCTGCACGACGAGGAGATGCTGAACCGGAAGAAGGGTTACGACCACCGTGGCGCAACCCTGATCACCTGTGGGTGCTGAGCCATGAGAATCCTTGTGACCGGGTCCCGCAACTGGCTGGACCGTGACCTGCTGAACCAGACGCTCGACGGCATCATCGACGAGTTCGTCACCATCGACCGGCAGCGGTTCCTCACCGAGGGCGTGACGCTGGTGTCTGGGCGCTGCTCGTCCGGCGCCGACAAGATGGCCGAGGAGTGGGCGGCGGGGATCTTCTTCGTCGACGTCGAGCCCCACCCTGCGGACTGGGACTTCTACGGCAAGCGTGCCGGATTCGTCAGGAACACCGAGATGGTCGACGCCGGTGCCGACGTGTGCGCTGCGTTCGTGATGCCCTGCGACAAGCCGACCTGCCCGAGGAAGGGTGAGCACGGGTCGCACGGTGCCACCCACTGCTCGGACCTGGCAGCCAACCGGGGGATCGACACCCGCCGTCTGAACAAGGTGCTGGTGTGAGCGCCAACGTACTCCTGGTCCCTGTCGACGGACTGATGGAGTGGTTCGTCTACGACGTCGACCCGCAGGAGATCCTCAAGCAGCACACCTCGGCGCAGGTCTGCCGGATCGAGCTGAACACCGACAACCAGCCGAGGGGCGAGGTGATCTTCGGCTACAACGACACCGTCAAGAACGAGCGGGCCACGGCCATAACCGGACTGGTGTGTGGCTCGTTCGTACTGGTGACCGGACCCGCCGTGTTCTACGGCCTCGACGAGGGTGTGGTCGGGCAGATCATGAGAGAGGTGGCCTGATGGCTGGCCACAAGCCGGTGGTGGTGACAGACAATGCCGACCGGTTCTTCGGGAAGTGCAACTGCGGGTGGAACTCAGGGCTGACCCGCCGGTTGCAGAGGTGGCAGGCAGAAGACGACGTCCGCGAGCATGAGCGCAACGTCGAGCTCGCCGTAGCCAACCTTCGGCGTGGTCGTGGATCGTTGAGGACCGACCGCGACCACGCCGCTCAGATGCTGGAGGACCCGAACGTCTCGGCGAAGGACAAGCGGGTCTGGCAGATCATCTTCGACGGAGCCGACCAGCGTCTGAACGACCACACAGCCGACGACGGTGACGGACTGTGGTGACCGGTCCCCGGTTTCGAGCCCGTGACGGGATACGCTGAGCCCCGACCGCACGAACAGGAGCAACCCATGGGCCACCTCGTACACGCAGCCAGCCAGTTGATCACCGAGGTCGGCGACCTCGTGAAGGACGCCAAGGTCGAGACCCTCCCCGAGGAGGACGGGCTCGGCTTCAACCGTTCGATCCGCTTCGACCTCGACACCTCCAAGTCCCTGCCGGACGAGGTGGTGCAGGCGCTGGAGAGCGACGACCGGATCGAGTCGATCGTGAAGTCCAACAAGGGCGTCCGGGTGACGTTCGTCCCCGACCCTCGTGCCGACTCCGCCGCGCCGTTCGGTGTTGCCGAGGGCGCGGCGGTACTGAGCGAAGGCTGAACACCCCTGCCATGGGGGGAGGGCGTGTGCCGCCGCAGCTACGCAGGCATCGGGCAACCCGGCTGGACACGCTGTACCTCCTGGGCCTGATCCTGCTGTCCACGACCGGGCAGATCATCTCCGGCACGTTCAGCCAGGCGATCACCACCACCGTCCCGCTGTGGATGGCGTACACCTCCTCCGCCCTGCTGGCCCTGGGCGCTGCGATCACGCTGCTCGGGTCCATGTGGCGGGGCAGCAACCTGACAGCCCTCCAGATCGAGCAGATCGGCCGGGCCACCCTGTCCTTCCCCGCTGTCGGGTACGCCGCAGCGATCCTCTACTACGCCCAACTGCACGCCGGGATCACCTCGGCCCTGCTGATCTGGCTCGGCGTCTCCTGCATGTTGCGGGCCAGGGAGATCCACTTCGGGATCAAGGCGTACTACGAGGCACTGCTCGGGATGGANACGGACCAGGGGGACGGTGAGACGGTGTGACTTCTCTGGTCTCGGGGATCAACCTGTCCACGTTCCAGGTTATCTTCGGTCTTCTCGCCGCACTCGGTGGTCTCGCCGGTGCGGCGTCGCTCGTCTCCTCGGTCTCCCAGCGGGTGAAGATCAACGCGGAGGCGAAGCGCATCGGCGTGGACGCCGACATGGTGATGTCCGACAAGGCCCTGGAGATGTACGCGCTGGCCCGTTCGGAAGCCCAGGAGGCGAAGTCCGAGGCGGCCGGCGCACGCATGGACTCGAGGAACTGCTGGCTCCTGGTGGACGCTCTCCGGGACCACGTCGATCGCCTTTCCAGGATGATGCGTGATAATGGCATGAAGCCCCCACGGTTTCGAGCCCCGGATCTCGTGGTGGACGAGGACGATGAGTCGTGAGCCCCAACGACCTGAGTAGAGCACTTCACCGCCGGTCACTGTCTGATCGGTTCCTCCTCGGCGGGCTCTGCCTGCTGCTGTTCGGGCTGCTCGGGCTGGCCGTGGTGCAGGGTGCGAACGCCCACTCCGACCGTGGTCAGGGCGCGTCGATCACCGAGATCCGCGACGAGATCATCGAGCTGTGCTCCTCGGGTGCGATCGACTGCACCGGAACCTCCGACCTCCCACCTCCGAAGGACGGTGCGTCGGGCACAGGGATCAGGTCGGTGACCTGCACACCCCAGGGGAAGTTCCGGTTCGTGTTCACCACCGGACGGGTGTCGCTGGTCGGGAAGTGTCTGGCGAAGGACGGGGCACGGGGTCCGGAGGGCAGGCCGGGGATCGCCATCCGTGGCCCTCGTGGGGAGACCGGGTTCGTCAGTGAGGACCAGGTCCGCCGGGTCGCCGCTAGCGTGCTGGCGGGGTACTGCGCCGCCCACAACCAGTGCAAGGGGCCGAAGGGCGACACCGGCAAGCAGGGGCCGAAGGGACCGAAGGGCGACAAGGGCGACCCCGGCCAGGACCACGGTGGCGGGCACGGTGGCGGTCTGGACGAGGACGAGATCCACCGGCTGCTGTGCCTGGTGGTGCCCTGCCGTCAGTAGATGTAGGCGGTGACCTGACCGGTGATCGCCTGGCTGCCGTACGCCGTGCCGTCGTCGAGGCGGTAGGCGATCGCCGAGATGTGGTCGATGTTGTTGAACAGCATCGCCTTGAACGGGACCAGCCCGGTCTCCTGGAAGTGGCAGACCAGCACGCCCGCCTTCCCCGCCAGGTCGGTGGACGACAGCACGTCGAACTGGCCGGTGGCGCTGGTGGTGACGTTGATGTTCCGGGTGACCAGGGTGACCTTGGTGCCGGTGACGTACGGCCCGGAGAGCTGGAACATGGCGGCACCGAAGTCGCGGGCCACGCCGTTGGTGACCGGCAGCCACTGGGTGCCGGTCCAGTAGTCCTGCTGGCCCGGGTTGGTGTCGAGCATCGTCACCGAGTTCAGGACCGGGGTGTCCACGGATGCGTCGCGGGCGACGGCGGTGCCGAACCTGCGGATCAGCGAGGTGCGTCCGGTGGGGGTGAGGCCAAGCCCGGCGGCGACGGTCTGGAGGAACCCGTCCGGGTCCTCGACGATCGCCAGCGGTGAACCGCCCGAGCCGTCTCCGGTCATGGAGGTGTCGTGCTGTACCGACCCGGAGGCTGCGGTGGTGGGGGCACGCGGCGTCCACTTCGAGGTGGCGCTGTCCCAGCCGAGCACCTGGGTGTTGGTGGGTGCCGGAGCGTTGACGTCGGGCAGGTCGTCGAGCTTCGCCGTGGTGGCGAACCCGACCTGGAGCGTCCAGGGGGAGGCGACAGTGCCGGTGCCGCCGAGCGACAGGTTGAACACGGAGTTGTCGGCGACCTCCAGGTCGACGTCGCCGGACACCACGAACGGGTCCTGGCTGGTTCCGATGCCGGTGATCAGGACGTGGTTGGCGCCCTGGATCAGACATCCACAGGTTGCGCCTCCGCAGCAGCGTGCCATCTACCTCACCTCACCAGACCGCGACCGAGCAGTAGCCGGCGCCGCCAGCGCCACCGGCCCCGGAGTTGAAGCCGTTCTCGGAGGCCGCTCCGCCTCCGCCACCTCCACCACGGATCCCTGCGCCGCCGTTGCCCCCGACGATCGCGGAGCCGTTGCCGCCACCACCACCGCCGGTTCCGCCGCAGATGTTGTTGCCGGGCGCCTGTCCGCCGCCGCCTGCGCCGCCGTTGCCACGGATCCCACCGGCGAGCAGGAAGGTCTTGTTGTCGCCGCCGAACCCGCCGACGCCGCCCGGTCCACCGCCGGTGATGATCCAGGATCCGGCTCCACCTCCGCTGGCTCCGTACGACGCGACGGCGGGGGCGTCGAGAGGGATCGAGAACGACACCGGGGTGCTCGCTCCGCCCGCTCCGCCGGAGTACATGGCGACCCCGCCGACTGCTGCGTTCGTGTCGGAGGTGCTGCCGCCCTGGCCGCCAGCGCCGCCGTTGGCGTTCAGCAGTCCACCGAATACGGTCGCTGTCCCTGCTGTGCCGAACGTGCCGTTGGTGCTGTTGACGGTGGCGTTCGCTCCGCCGTTCCCGCCGGTGCCGACAGTGACAGCCACCGAGGCGGGCAGGTCGGTGATGTAGAAGTCGGCGATCGCGCACGACCCTCCGCCTCCACCGCCCCCGCCGGAGTTGTTGGTCCCGGCGACACCACGTCGCCCGCCTCCGCCGCCTCCGCCGCCACCGATGCAGGTGACGTGGGCGACCGACTTGCCGGTCGGCCGGGTCCAGGTGCCGGAGACGGTGAAGGTGGTGACCGAGACGCTGGGGATGGTGAGGGTGGCGACAGCAGTGAGGACCGTCGGGTCCTCGGTCGTGCCCGCACCGGACAGGGTCAGGTCGACGGAGGCCGAGTCGGCGACGATGAAGTCCAGCTCCTGCGTGGAGGAGACGACGTAGGGGTTGGTGCGGGACCCGACCCCGGTGACCGCGATCCCCTCACCGGCGGTGATGGTGCAGGCGCAGTTCTCGCTGGCGCATCCACAACGCTTCGCCATGCCTACCTCCGGGTTCACACCGTCTGGGCTCCGGGCCTACTTTGACCACTGGTCAAAGTCGCCTGGCCGTCCTGCCGTGGCTCACCCTAGGCCATCAGATGGCCGTCCAGGTGGAGTACACCCGAGTCGAGCCGGTCGGAGTGACGAAGCCACGCTGGAACGAGGTGCCCGGGACGGCGGTGGAGAGGTTGATGCTGGTCACCTGCTGGATCCCCCAGCCGTCGAGGTTCGCCACCGCGTACCCGATCCACGCCTTCAACGGGTCCGGCGAGTGCAGCGACCCGACGTCGGAGTAGAAGTACCCGTTGAACACCACCTTGTCGTCGTTCCAGTCGGTGATCTTGGTGGCACGGGGGCCGATGCCGGGGCCTTGCAGTCCGTGGACGTGCTGGGGTCGGCGCTCCTGGCTGGTCATGCGGCGCTCGACGTCACGCATCCAGTCGTTGAAGTCGACTCTGTTACGGCCGGTGCTGGTCATACCGCTGCCTCCTGTGCAGCCGACTCGGCGTCGGGGTCCTGGCCCTGGTTGGGGGCCGGGCTCATCGTCACCCGTACCTGCTCCTTGCCCGCCTCCTCGATCACCTGGACCATGTCCAGCTTCTGCCACTGGCTGATCTCGATCACGGTGCCCTGGGCGCGCAGCGGGATCCAGACGCCGGGCACGAGCTGGTTGATCCCGACCGGTGTCTCCGGCACCAGCATCGAGTTGTCGGGGACCCGGACGATGTAGGGAGCCGGGTAGCGGGAGGCGATGCCGCGCTTCGCCTGCTCCAGCAGCACCTTCACCACCGCCTCCTGCTGGGCGGGGGTCATGGTGGCGGCGTCGGTGGCAGCGTTCTCGTTGAACGCCGACACCAGGATCTCGACCCCGCCGTACGGGGAGTCCTCGTGCTCGACGGCAGCGTAGAGCCCGGCGTTGTTGGTGACCGCGTAGTAGTCGGCGAGCAGCATCCCGTACTCGGTGATCTTCGGGGGGTCGTCGAAGTACTCGGACCGGAACTCCGGCAGCCTGCCGATCGGGCGGTGGGTGTCGTTGAGGATGATCCGCCGGCCGATGGTGGAGTAGTCGAGCCCGGCGTTGGCAGCCAGGTCGTCCAGCTCCTCCCATGCCGTCTTGGCGAAGTCGGGCTGGGTGCGGGACTCGCGGGCGTCGTCGGGGAACGTGAACAGGGTGACGTAGGGCAGCACGTTCGGGTCGTTACGGGCCAGGGCGTCGGCGATCAGCAGACCGCCACGCTCGACCACGGTCAGCAGCCCCTCCTCGACGCCGTTGACGGTGTGGAAGGCGTCGTTGTAGCCCTGCCGCATGATCCGCCGGTAGACGTAGCCCATCACGTCCTTGGCCTCGATGGTGAACCCTTCGGTGGAGTCCTCGATCAGGGTGATCGGCCCCTCCATCACCCGCTCTCCGTCACGGAACACGACGAGCTCGTGGATCCAGGTGTGGGTGTCGGCGAGCAGGGCGCCGCAGTCGTCGCCGAACCCGTTGGTGGTGATGATCATGTTGCCCAGGTCGTCACGCTTGCGGGTCCACTGCACCTTCGACAGCGGGGTGATCTCACCTCGGGGGACGATCCCGCCCCGGTCGTAGACGAACACCCGGTGGGTGCCGCAGCCCAGGACGCCCTGGTCCTCGGTGAGGTCGAAGGTGACCGGCCCGGACAGGGAGCCGAGCCCGCCATGGGTGACGAACCGCTCGGAGTCCGACCAGTCCGACGGGTTCGGGTCGGTGGAGTGGTAGGTCCGCATCTGCCACTCGTAGTGGAGGCCGGGAACGAACGTGTCCTCCGGCACCGTCCAGGACCGGTCGTCTCCGGGCTCGGTGGTGTCGCCGAGCACCGTCACCCAGTCGGTGGTGCCGACCACCCGGAACCGGTAGTCGGCCTTGGTCTGGGTGACACCGGCGGTGGGGTCCCGGAAGTTCCACTGGAGCACCAGCGGGACGGTGACGTCGACCGCACGCATCCCGGTCGGGTACAGCAGCTTCGGCGGGTTGGCGTTGCCGAGGGAGAAGAACGAGCGGGGTGGTGCCCAGGGACCCCAGGCGTTCTGCCCGTCGCGGGTGCGCACCGTCCAGTCGTAGTAGACGCCGGACTTGAAGGTGCCGGGGTCGGCGGTGAAGTTGTCGAACGTGGTCCGCTTGCCGTGGGTGACCCAGGCTGCGGGCGGGTCGTCGGCGGTCGCNGCCCGGCGCCACCGGATCTGGAACTCGGCCTGGCCGTCTCCGCTGTCCGGGTCGTGGTGCGCCCAGTCGAAGGTGACGGTGTCGGTGTCGAGGACCACGGCGTTGTCGCTGGGGGACTGGAGGTCCGGCTCGAGCGGGGGACGGTTGGTCCAGAAGTTCGCGCCGTTGTAGTTGCCGGAGTCCAGGCCCTTCGCGTCCTCGGCGTAGATGCGGAGGAAGTAGTGGGTGTTGGTGGACAGCCCGGTCAGCACCACCTCGGCCCGCTTGCCGGACTCGACCAGGTCGGACCGGACGACGGCGGTGTTGGTGAACCTGCTCGACGCCGAGTAGCGGACCAGCAGCCGTACCTTCTGGTGCTTCTGGGTGGCAGGGTCGCCCGGCTTGTCGGGGTCCACGGTGGTGGAGTCGGAGTCCCGTACGACGGCGGAGACGGTGACCCTGCCGGTGGACTTGGTGGACAGCCCGTCGGCCTCCGGCTTGCCGTCGATCCGCACCTCCGACGGTGAGCCGGGAGGCTGGTTCGCGGGAGCCGGGGACACCCAGGAGACGACGATGACAGCGTCGCCGGTGGTGCCGCCGCCCTGGTCGGAGGCGACGCCGGTGAACAGCCCGCCCGTGTAGTTGGAGCCGCCCGCCCCGCCGCCGCCGGGGGTGATGCCGATCAGTGCCGCCGCCCCGCCGCCACCGGCGTGGTATCCGCCACCTCCACCGCCACCGCCGTGGGTGTTCTGGCTGGGCCACTCGCCGCCCTTGCCGCCTCGGGTGAGGGTGGTGTCGGTGGCGTTCCCGCCGGACAGGCTGGCGTCCGCTCCGGACACGCCGCCGTTGCCGCCCTGGGTCTGGGTGCCGCCGGTGGCGTTGCCGACCTGCCCGGCCCCGGCGTTGCCGAGCGAGCCGTGCAGTCCGGTGGCCGCGCCGCCGTGCCCGCCCTCGCCGCTGTCGCCGGATGACCCGCCTGCCCCACCGGCGACCGCCTTGATCGAGCCGTCACTGGAGTTCAACCGGACCGCAGCCGCTCCGCCGCCGCCTCTGCCGCCGTTGCGGCCGGTGGAGCCGTCACCCCCGGCCCCGCCCCCTCCGGCCGCCGTAGCCCCTCCGTTGCGCCCAGAAGCAGCCTTCCCGGCCTCGCCGACCAGCAGGTACAGCACGTCGGTCTTCTTGACCTTGAGCTGTCCCCGAACCCGGCCACCGTGGGCCGTCCCGGAGCCTGCCCCCTTGAGGTCGAGGGTGACTCGGTCGATGCCGTCGGGTACGGCGAACGTCTGCCACCCGCCCTGGGCGGTGAAGGTGCGTGACGGCATCAGGCTGCCCGGCTGAACAGGGACAGGTCGAAGACCGGAGGAGCCTGGGTCTGCGGCAGGTCCAGGGTGACGATGTAGCCCATCCCGCAGGTCAGCACCGGCCACTCGAACGGGGTGCCGTCGGTGGCGAAGACGACGGCGTCGGCACGGCGGCGACGCTGGCTGGCGTCGAGCACGTACACCTGACGCTCGGAGGTGTCGAAGATCAGGCTCGAGCCCTGCGGGACGTAGGAGACCACGATGTCCCCGCAGAACGCGCACGGGTCGTCGGAGATGTCGCCGTCTCCGTCGACGTCGGCATAGAAGCGGAGCCGCATGTTCCGCACGTCGGTGTCCCTGGCGTGGATGGCGAACTTCGGGACCACCTCACCCCACAGCGGGATGTAGGTGTTGGGGATGGTGATCTGCCGGCGCCGCCAGTTCTTCGGCGGGTCGTAGCAGCCGAGCGGGACCGACGGCGGCAGCGGCGGGGGGATCAGGGCCGGGCACAGCGGGTCCTGGATCGGGGAGAACACCGGCTCGGCGCACGCGGTCTCGTCGAAGATCGAGCCGTCCAGGTCGAGGAACCCTCCGTCGGGGACCACGCCCCCCACCCAGGGGACGGTGACCGCAGGGTCGAGGAAGCCTTCGATCACACCCACCTCGGCGCCGTACTGCCAGGGCTCACCGGCGACAGCGGTGAAGGTGACCGTCCACACCGCGCCCCCGTCGGAGGTGGTGCGCTTGGCAGTGACGGTGGGTCCGGCGTTGAACACCACCTTGTGCAACGAGCGCAGCAGCGGAGGCAGGCAGTCCTCGGGGGAGTTGTCGGTGACGATCACCACGCCCGGGGTGGAGGTGCCCTCACTGGTCGGGGTGCCGCCGTCCACGTCGGTGGTGATGACCCCGTCGTCGTTGGCGATGCCGCCGTCGTAGTCGGGGCCGGTGCCGCCGGTCGAAGGGGTGCCGTCGTCGATGTCCAGCGGCGGGGCCAGCAGCCCATCGACGACGGTGACCTGGACGCCGGTCACGTCGACGTGAGGCTCGGAGTCCAGGAAGCACAGGTCGTCGCCGGAGCAGTCCTGCGTGGATGCCCCACCACACGGTCCCGACAGAAGCGCCTGCTTGAGCCAGCGCAGCCCGTAGGAGACGGCCGCGTCGTCCTCGCCGATCAGCACCGTGTTGAACACCATCGTCTTGGTGCCGTGTCGCAGACGACCCGGGTTGCCGCCGTCACGGATCGACTCAGTCACCGTGGAGGAGCGGGACGAGTCGTCGATGCCGGTGACCTCGAGCGGGTACACGCCGTAGAAGCCGTACGACTCGGGGAAGTCGGGGTCCGACCAGGGCGCCTCGTCGACCAGCGGCGAGATGTAGGAGTCGCCCAGCACCGGGCCGAGCGAGTCGTTCTTGAACACCGGGATGAACCAGCCCAGGTTCGCGCCCGTCGCGTAGCACTCGGTGCGGGCGGCGTTGATGATCTCGTTGCCCGCGTAGGAGAACCATCCGTCCCATGCCATGACTGCCTCCTAGTACCCGGTCGCCACGAGCTGGTTGACGACTTCGTGCGCCACCGCAGCCGGGTCCTCGGTGGGCGTGATGATGGTGAACTCGGCGTTGACGGTGCGACCCCGGTTGTTCGGCATCGGCGTGACACCCACTGTCGAGAGACCTTGTGCGATGGCCGACAGCATCCGCACACTCGGGTCCACCTCAGACAGCGGGCGGTCGAGCGGCACCAGCGCCTCCTTCCCGGCCTCGCCGAACACGCCGATCGTCGCCTTGTCGAACACACCTCCGGCTGCATGGTGCCCGAAGGTTGCCAGCGGTCCGACCAGGGCCTTGATCGGGTCGGGCGCGTCGGTGACGACGTGGACCACGACGGTTCCGATGGCCGCTGCGATCCGGGCGCCGAGGCCCGCGAACATATCGACGATCTGCTGGGGCACGTCGCTGATCCGGGACAGAATCTCCGCCGCCCAGTTCGAGGCCGCAACGCCCCAGCCGCCAATGCTCTGGAGCCGTCCAGGCAGTGAGGCGAAGATCGACCGGATCCGGTCCGGGACGTTGTTGATGTTGTTGAACAGGGACCGGCCCCACGAACTGGCCGCAGCAGCCCAACCGCCGATCTGCTGGAGCCTGCCGGGGAGCTGGGAGAACTGGTTGAACATGCGGTTGGCGATCCCGGAGGCGAAGCCCGGCAGCGCCCGGAGGGGCCGCTGGATGACGTCGGGCAGGCTGTCGAAGATTCCCCTCACGCCCGTGCGGAAGCCACGGAACCTGTCGAGCACGTTGGGGATCCACTTGACCAGGCCGGTCGGGTTGATCTGGAAGGCGTTGTCGGGGGAGTTGCCGAACAGTCCGCCGACGGCTCCCCTGAGCCCACTGAACAGCCTGCCGAAGTCGGGCATGTTGATGTGGAACGAGCGGTCCTTGGAGAGGAAGTCGCCGATGCTCTGGAGGATGCCCCACACGTCGATGATCGGGGTCTTCACCTTGTTGAACGCCTCGACCAGACCGGAGAACCCGGCGAACCCGGAGATGGCCTCCAGGGCAGGCGCGATCTTGCCGAGTGCGGCAACGGTGTCGAGGATCACCTTGAGGTTGGCCCGGGTGGTCGGGTCGTCCAGGGCGGCAGCGATGTCACCGATGGCGACCGCGACGTCACCGATGTCCTTGGCGACGTTCTCGCCGTTCTTGAAGAACTCGCCGAGCGCGTCGGGGTGCTTGTCGAGGAACCGGTCGAACGTGTTCAGGTTATCGGCCATCGACTGGAAGATGTTGTCCCCGGCCTGCTTGCCGCTGGTGCTGAACAGCAGGTCGCCGAGCACCCGGAACGCGGCACCCAGGAAGTTGCCGATCGCCTTCGCCGAGTCGGCCGCGTCGCGGAGGAAGTCCTGCACCTTCTTCGGGTTCGAGGTGATGAAGTTCTGGAACTCGCCAGTGATGTCGTCCAGCCAGCCCAGGAACTCGCGGGCCAGCGGGATCGAGTCGGTGAAGATCGCCAGCATGGTGCGGGTCAGGTTGCCGCCGATGTGACCGATCGTCTCCAGGGCGTCGGGGATGAACTTGGTGAACTGGTTGGTGAACCGGCGGAAGGTGGGGGACTCCAGACCGCTGGCGATCTGGTCGGCGATGGTGCCCAGCCCCTCACCGAACGCCTCGACCAGAGGGTTGAGCTGACGCAGGCTGCCTGCCACGTCCTTGAGGTCGGCGTCGAAGGTCTGCATGAAGCCCTCGCGGGCGGTGTCGCCCAGCGACTTGAGCTCGTTCTTGAAGGGCCTGATCGCGTGCAGCAGAGCGACGCTGGTCTGCTTGTCCATCGTCTTGAACGCCAGGATCGCCACACCCAGCGCGCCACCGAGCGCCACCACCACCGGGGTCAGGGCGGCGATGGCGCCGACCAGGGCGAACGAGATGGTGGAGGCCAGCGCGATGATCGCAGCGATGATCCCGGACACCAGGGCGGAGACGATGCCGAGCACCGAGATGATGCCCCCGATGGCGACCACCAGCAGAGGCAGCGAGATCAGTCCGGACGACACCATCTCCGACAGCGCCGTCGAGGAGCCCTCGGCGTCCTTCGCCATCGTGGTGAACCCGGCCTTGAGGGAGGCGAACGCCGTCTCCCCGGCCTCCCGTGCAGCCTTGAACCCGGAGGTGAACTCGCCCAGGTTGCCGAGGATCCGGGGCAGGATCCCGATCACCCTGACACCGTTGGCGATGAACGACCCGAAGAAGTTCAGCAGCTCCGACCGGCTGCCCTTGCCGAAGGCGGACCCGATCCCATCGGCCATGTGGTCGATGGTCTGCGACATCCGGATGAAGACGTGCCGGTCCTTGTCGACCTGCGACCCGGTCTTCTTCGACTCGGTGCGCATGTTGAACAGCGCCCTCGCCACCTCGGTGACCGGGCGCTGCATCCCCTCCAGGGTCCGGCGCAGCGCCTCCAGGTTGTTGACGTTGTCGCGGCTGACGCGGCGGGACACCTGCTCGGCCTCGTCCATGGACCGCTTGAAGTCCCGCTCGAACTTGAGCATGTCCTCGCGTGCCTTGTTGGCGGCAGCGGACTCG